GTTCTCCAGGCGTCTCTTTCTCCTTGAGTACGGGAAATAAACCCGCCTGTTCCTGACCAGCTAAATGCAGTGCCTAAATCTTCACGGGTTTGATACTCAACCTGCGTGACTGAGTTTCGCCAGACAATAAAAGTGCTTAACGCATTAAACCAGGCAGCAACACACGTATCATTGCCACCAGTAACGCAGTTAGCAATTGACGGCTCGGCCAATGCCGCATTTTTCAATATAGTTTTTTGCTCAACAGTCAATGCCGAAACAGAAAAACTCAGTGCTAAAAGCAGAAATATAAATATTTTTTTCATATTAGAATGGGCTTTGATTTTTGAAAATAATAGCTTTGCAGATTATCAAACAGAGCTCGTATTTATTTCATCTACAAGACAATTTCTAGCCATTGCATCGGTTATCAGCAACTCGACAGACTCAGGAAGTACAATAATATCCTCATTGCTACCATCGTCTAATGCTTTACCAATCTCAGCATAAATTCGCCTTGCTGTTGTTCGTTGCATTTCCATTATTTCGTTCCTCTAAATTTATCAAAATCAGCTCTACAATTATCAGCCATACGTGATGCCATCATCATGCCATTCATATCCTTATGTTTTTGAGATTGATTAATATTGTCTATCGTTGCATCTGTACAGGTAAGGATTGATTTTGCTTGATCTTTAGTTATTAAATTATGTTTTGTTGCGCGTGTCGAACTAATACGTGTAAGAGTGGTTTTTGTAATGATAGGAGCAGCCGCTATATCGTATGGATCATTTGCATTTGCTAATGATCCAACCGCTATTACAGCTTGTTCATTTTTTATCTCAGCTAAAGGTATATCATTAGCTGAGCATCCTAGAATAGTCACTAGCAGAGCGATTAATAATACAATGAGAAACGTTTTCATTTTAGTTCGAGTCAATTTGGATAGAGAGAGCATCAATTGCAAAGCTTGCCGTAGCACCAGTAGTAATGGTTCGCGGGGCGGTCAAAGCAGCACAGACGATGATATTACCTGCACCCGATGCAGTATCGATCAAGCCCCAATGGCTGGCGGCTGTCCAATCGCCTGTTGCCGTTGGAAAGGTGACGGCACCAGCATTGCTAATCGTGCCGTTGGTGCCGGAACTGACTCCGGTTGCTGAACCATGCGTGCCTTTCCAGGATGCAAGCGCTCGGGTAATGCCAACGCGGGCATAACTGCCACCGCTCAATTCAGTACCTGTCGCTGAATCAGAGCAGGCCGTAGATGATAAAAATGCGTAATAAGTCGTCGGTGATGACTCGGAAAAAGCCGTCGCCCGGAATACCACATCGGCTATTTTATTTTCCGCATAGTCGGAAAAGCCAAGGGCCGAAGCCGTGCCTGAACTGAGCAATAAAGCCAGCCCAAGAAACAGGATGGCGGTGAATTTTTGTAAAATTTTCATTAAATTGAACCTTAAATTTTTATTAATCTTTGAGGGCAACGCCCAAACCGCCAGCGACAATGCTACCCAATAAGCTAAGCTCGGTAATATCATCTTTGTGGCCGGTCAAGAGCATAACCAGCCCGACAAGTCCAACTACAAGCCATATTAGTCCGCGCTTGGTTGATGGCTGCGAGGGGTCGAAGTTGTATTTCATGCATTAATCCTGTGGGCAAAAAAACGCCCGGTTAAGGGCGTTTTTTTTGTTTAAAAATCCGTTTAAACAGGAGGATTAGGTTGCGGCATAGACTCAGGATGACCCAGAATAGCCACGGCCGAAACTAATGCCGCAGAGGCATTATTGACCGGCGTGATCGTCAAACGGGTATAGCGTTTATTGCCTTTATAGCCCAGTTTTCGCGCTTCATTATCATCGTCGAATTGGAATGCCGCCAGCGCTTCGGTGCCCAGCAAGTCAGCATCAGCAACAGCAGCGGCGTCACTTAAGTTTGAGACGTCACCCTCTTCCAGAAGCACGGTAAAAGTGGCGTCCGCATCGGCAATGGAACCTGTTGCGATAGCGTAAGTTACCGATTGATATCCTTGACGGTCGATAATCTGGCCAACCAGGGCGGTTGTTCCCGCCTCGGATACAGGGCTGATGACCCGCTTGATCGTGATATTATTGAATAAATCTCTCATTTTTTTTCGCCTTTGAAAATTTGCAATTAAGCATTATGCAATTTATGCACAGTACTTGCCAGGATTAGGATGCCGCAAACTTGAGCAGTTTAATCGCTTCAAAATTTTGTACTCCGCCGCCTACACGCTTGGATACGTTTAGCTTGGTGTAGCCAGGTTTGGTAACTTGGTCACGGATAATGGCAATACCGCGGCGATCAACAATCAGGTAGCCACGTTTAAAATTTCCGAATGCGATAGATAACGAGTTTGCAGCAACATCCGGCATGTAGTCGTCGATTTCTACGGGATATCCCAGCAAGGTATCCGATACGCCAACCTCAAGTCCAGGACGCCAGATATAATTATCAGTGGTATCCTTGATCTTACGCACGCTAGCCATAGTCAAATCGTTCAGCAACCAGGAAGCACCATTTCTGTATTTGCGCTTCAGGCTGTGGACCAGGTTGATCAAAGCATCGCCTTCATCGGTATGGAATGCACCGGCTGCACCAGACGCGGTATAACCGATTTTACCCCAGCTGTAACTTGAGTTGGCAACGGTGTCATAGGCTAAAATGCCGCGCGGCTTTTTAAGCCCAGTACCTGTGATGAATGATTCGCCTTCTTTTTCGGTGAAAATTTCCTCGACTTCCTGCGTGAGCCATTGCTCGATATTTATTACGCTGTCATCCAGCATATCATTGGTAGCCCAAGGGTACGCGTAGAGCTTACCGGGGGTAAATTCCAGCTCCGACAGCTTGGGCGTTGTAGTCTCTGCTGAGTCTTCCGTCTCGCCTAGCCATCCGCCCGCAGCCCCCGTGGTTACGACCGGCTTTTTGTAGCTGGCAGCTCCTATTTGGCGCACTGTTGCCAATCTGCGCATCGATACATCAGCCGTGACCACACGCTCAATCATGGTTTCGATTTCAGTTGGCACCAGATAGCCACCATCAGGATCAGAGCCGGTATTAAGCGATTTTTTTTCCAGATCACGCAGGCCGTTGTCAGTTCCTTTGCGGAAATAGGCTTCAAAAGCTTGCTTGTGCTCTTGTTGATCTTGCGTGAGCTCGTTATTACTACCGCCTACGTTTTTGCGGTTGCTTTTTTTCAGCATTTCGCGCATTTCGCCATTAAGCTTTGTCAATTCAGCGTTGATTTTGTCCACTTTTTCGACCGTATCAGCCGGAGCATAACCCTTACTCTCTACGGCTTTCAAGCGCTCATCGTTCGCGGATTTGAATTGTTCGAACGCTTTACCCTGCGCTTCGATTAGGGCGTTGATGTCTTTTAGTTCAATTTCTCCTATTCCTGCCAACATTAGGCCTCCGGCTGTCACTTCTTCCGCCGATACGGTATAGCCAAGTGCCTGGGCAATGAATAGGCCTGTAATCGCCAACAGCGACCACACTACACGTGATGTCTTTTTCATTTTTTTCTCACTTTTTATTTAAAAATTGTTGCATTACGCTCCAGGAGCGTCGCTATTTGTTTCAGCTCTTCACTGCTGCCATCTCGATCAGCAATCAATTGCCGGAAGCCTCGGCTAATAACCGTTTTAGCTTCCTTCTGACTCAAGCCAGCCACATCCCGTAGTAGCCTTTCAAATTCTCTTTCTGTCAAATCCTGTGCGGATTTGACTGCACCGATACGGGCCTTGTCGTTGGACGGGAACGTGACGATGCTGATTTCAAGCAGGTCAATTTGTTTAATTAAACGGTCGTATGGGTCACTTTTTCCGCCATACGCTTCTTCGCGGACATAATAGCCGATAGAAAGCCCGGTAATAGCAGGCCTTGGCTGCATTTTCATCAGCGCATAGGCTTCTGTTCCGCGCGGCGTTGGGGCCAGTTGCCCGCTTGTTTTCAGGCCGAAATCATCTTCTGACAGGTCGGTATAGACACCGACCGGCGTATAATCGTCGGCACTAACGCCCCACCCACCATGTTGCATCAGCATGGCCGGCCAGTTTTGCTTTCCTGATTTCACATCAGCCAGATAAGCTGAAAATGCGCCTTTTTCAATCACATCACCGTAAGAATCAACATTTCCAAAGGCCGCGCCATAGCCGGAGAACTCCATTACATCAGCGGCGGTATCTTGTGTTGCCAGTTTGCATTCAGAAAAGTTGATGCGCTTGGTTTCGATGCTGTTTTGCTGGCCGGCTTTACGCTGTTGGTTTTTCATTGTCGGTATTTCCTGGTTCTGTTTCCGGGTTGGCTGGATCTTCCATATTGAGCGGGACACGATATTTATTTCCGCCATCGTAGGGGTTCATGTCCTCGAATGCTCTGATCTCATTGGGGTTGAGTGCGCCAACGCCGTATAATTTCGCGTAAAAATCAGCCCTTACCTGGGCGGTCATGGCTAAAAGAGCATTTCTGGTAAACTTGGTAAAGTATCCGGCGGCCAGTTCTTCATCAGTGAGAAGGTTGCAATTGGCTGACTGCTCGATCCTTGATAGCCAAGGCCCTAATGTTTGCCGCAAATGGATTAAAACCATCTGCTCCGCGCTGGCGTAAGTCGTAGTTTTATCGGCATGGCCGACCATGATCGGCAAAACTTTAAAATGCCGGCAAGCTTCTTCTACCTGGAAGCGGCGGGTTTCCAGGAATTGAGCGCTATCATTGGGCGTTGCGCTTGGCGTCCATCTCATACCGCCCCACATAACGGCGGTTTTGTAAGCGTTGTCTATTCCTGACTGCTTTTCTTCCCAGCTTTTTTTTAGTGCCTTTTTCTGCTCATCCGTTAGCATTTGGTCTGTCGACAGAATGCCCCCAACTGTCGCCCCATTTTTAAAAACTTTTGCGCCGTGCGCCTCAAGCGCTAAGCCAAGGCCTATAGTATCGCGCATTAGCCGTACACCGTCCAAGCCTTGGTATCCGTTCCAGCTCGGACCGCGTAAATGCCACATTTCTCGGCTCGGCACGGTTTCCCTATGGCCGTCTTCCAGCGTTATTTCGTAGGTTGTCTCGTTATTTTTGCGTTTGACTTCGACTAGATGCGGCTCAAACGGCAATAGTTCGGCTATTTCCCCACGAACATAATTTTTATAAATATAGGCATTATTGGTAAGCACCAAATGCAAACCTATTTGCTCGCGCATTTCGAACGCGGTTTGATCGCTATTGGGCTTTGTTTTTAGCAGTTTATGCGTCGGGTGCGCCGATATTTGCTCGCTACCGCCATCTGGCAGTGTCTTATACGTTGCAAAAGGCAGCTGGGCGATGTCCTCGGCTATGATTCGTATACACGCCTGCGCTGTCGAATACTGCAAAACGGTTTTCCAGTTGACATTTATACCGGAATTAGATGCGGCCTGCCCAAGCAACTGCTCCCAAATTTCGTTGATATTGCCGGAGGTAACGCTTTTTTTCTGCCACGGCCATGATCGTTGCTTGGTTAAAAAATTCGCCATTACCAGAACTCGCAGCCGACTTCTATTTGTGGTTCGGGTGCTACCATTGCTCTTCCTATTGCCATCATTAAAGCGACTGCGGGGTCAATCTTTTCAGTTGACTTATTTTTTGCCGGTTTGATATTTCCGGCCGGGTCCTGGTCGGCAACAACGTTGTTCATTGCCCAATTTAGGACCGGATCGTTCGGGTGTTGTATTTCTTTTGCCAGGTAGCGTCGTTCCAATTCTTTCATAGGCGCATTCATCGAGGCATAGCCCATGCCGAAAGCAACCATCGGAGCATTTATTTCCATAAGATCATTCACCAATTGGCTGGAGTTCCAGCGGTCGAAGGCAATTTCCTTGATGTTGTAGCGCTCCATATACGTTTGGATGTCGGCTTTGATCCAGTTGTAATCGATTACATTACCTGGCGTCAGTGTCAGCCATCCTTGTTCATGCCATTGACGGAAAGGGACTGTGCTTTTGCGGATATTATTGTCGATAGCTTCTTCAGGCAGATAATGCTTGCCGAATACCAGCCAGCGGCCATCGGGCATGATAGCAATACCGCCAATGCTGGCGATGTCGGAAACAGACGCCAGATCGAGGCCTAAATAAACCTCGATTGGCTCCTGAATCCTGTCGGGTAAATAGTCAGCGACACAAGCCTGCCATAATTCCAGGTTACACCAGGCTGTAGCGCCTGTAACCCAGATGTTTAAATGCTTCGTGAAAAAATTTATTTTTGACGTGGGCATGACGGCGGCTTGCCGTGCCTGTTCGCGGAGATAATCCAGGCTAACCGATACGCCTAAATTTGGATTGGCCTTTATCCAGTTGGCTTCATCCTGCCAGTCGTCGCCCTCATCGAGGGTATAAACCATGCTAAAAAAACTGTCATCGTCGACGACTCCGGTCAACACTTTGATAGCGTAATCGCGGACTTCGTAGCAAATACCGTTTTTGTTGAATCCGGCCGTGGTAATCGCCCATATCAGCGGTTGCGAACGTGCGCCTAATGCTGATTTGAGCACGTCCCAGACTTCAGCGGTTTTATGGGCATGAAGTTCGTCGACTAATGCAAGATGGGGATTAAGGCCGTCCATCGTTTGGCCGTCTGCACTTAGCGGCTCGAACTTGCCAAAGTTGGATTGGTTGATAATCCTGTGTTGCTGCACATCAAGGCGGCGCTGTAGCGGCCTGGACTGTTTTATCATCCTTGAGGCTTCGTCAAAAAGAATTCGGCTCTGTTCGCGCTTGGTTGATGCGGTGTATATTTCAGGCCCGCCTTCATCGTCCTTGGTTAGCCCGTATAATCCTATGCCAGCAAGCTTGGTGGTCTTGCCGTTTTTGCGGGCTATTTCTTCATATACTGTTCGATATCGTCGCTTGTCGGTTTCCTGATTTTTCCAGCCGAATACACAGGCGATAATCCAGGATTGCCACGGCTCTAGCTCTAATGTCTGTCCTGCCCATTCACCTTTGCTATGCTTTAAAAAGCTGAATAGCGTTAAGGCTCTGCGGGCTGAATCCTCGCAAAAAAAAAGCCCTCTGTCGGGGGCTTTTTTCAAATCATTGTCGTGGCGTTGAACTGCTAACTTTGTCAGCTTTCCTGTGATGATCTTACCGGTCATCACATCGCGCCCGTATTGGGCGGCTTTCTCAAGCGGGTCATCTGTCAAATTTTAATCTTTTAATTTTTTGACATGATTATTAATTATTGCATTTACACATTTCATTGCTATTTCAGCTATTTCGTTGTTTTGCAGGATAATTCCGACAGCAACAGCCCGTTTGTTTAACTCGATTTCCTGGCCTTTGCTAATCCCCAATATGGTAGCTATTTCTGAATTTTTTTTATCGCGGCTACGAGTATAAGCGATGATGTACTTTGCCATTTCATCATCAATGAAAAGTATGCAGTCATTGTCACTCATGCAGTTTGGTATTCTTTTTTATTTTTCAGGTATTCGCGGATTTCGGAAAACCATTCACAAGTGAATTCATACATTTCTTTATCATTATCAATTATGTATTGCTCTATCCTGCTATTGTAGGCAAGGTTTCCACTTCCTTCTACCGTGTAGTAATTTCCAGATTCCGTAGCACATGAAAATACTTTTGCATGGCTTGAGCAAAAAAACAAGTCTATTTTTTCGTTTTTTATGAAGCTGTTTTTTATTATTTCTTCTTTCTCGCGATGGGCGGCATTTCGCAGGTTCGACATTAGTATTTCTGCTTTTTGTATCCGGCCTGTATCTATTAACTCGATAAGTATTTTTGCCGCAAAATAGTTGATTGAATAAATTGCTATTTTTAGGTCTGTTATAATTTCTGTTTCGCTGACGAATTCTAAGAACTGGATGGCGTTGAATGTCCGTTTGGTAATAATTCTGATTTGCTCGTTTTTTTCTGTAAGCCCTATTTCTGCTATTTTTTCCAGAAGTATGGTATTTTTTTTTATATAGCGTTTTAGGGCGGAATCTTCAATATTTTCTAGGTGTGAAGTTTTTGGGTCTTTTTTTTCTGTGCAGAATTTATTTGATGCGAATGGGTCTTTTCCAGGGTTGAAATTTTTTAATTCTGAATCTAAATTGATTGAATCAAGCATTAGAAATTATCAAAGTCATCGAATAGATCGCCTTGACCTGATTGCATCCCGCGTTCAGCCGCAGGAGCTAAGCCAAACTCACCAACTAATGATCGCCACTTGCGCCAATCATCATTCAATTGCGCAACTTCAGGGCGGCTTTTGTGCTGCTGGCCGTTTCTGCCTGTGATAACATACGTCCAGTCTGCCTCATCTAAATATAATCTTGCATCCGCAAGCCTTCTAACAACCCGGCAATACTCGGCAAGAGCATCAACAAAGTGCGGCTTAAGCCTTCCCAGCATAGCAAGCGTTGGCGCTATACGATCCCACACCTTCAACTCATTTTCATTAAGATCATCAGATGGCCTTAATGCGTTTGCCCTTGCAATATGAATTGATTGCGGCTCATCATGAAGCGGCAGCGCCGTAAATTTACTGCCAGTAACTAACTCCGGTTTTCTTCCTTTTGCCATGATCGCTCCTTCTTTGGGCTTTTTCTATTTAATTCCAAGCCCGCAAATACAAAGCTGGGAAATCGGTCTAGTGTTGATAGGCTGTAGAGATTCGACCCGCCCCCCACCTACGTAATTATTTTAGCGGATATTTTATTTTATCCTTTGCAGTTTTGGCAGAGTGGCATGACTTGCATAAAGCTTGCCAATTAGTGCGGTCATACTTGCGCATAGGTGCTACTTGTATCGGCACTATGTGATCGATCTCTGTAGCTGCTGTGACACGGCCATTAGCCTCACAATGCACACATAATGGATGCTTGGCAAGATAGCCTTTACGTACCTTTTGCCAGCGGTAATCATACCCGCGCTGAGTTGATGATCCACGGCGGCTATCGCTTTCTCGCTGGCTATTAAATCGCTCTGACTTGTGCGCCTCGCAGAATCCAGGCGAATCCAGAAGAGCCGGGCATAAAGTATGCCTGCACGGCATCTTTGCCGACTTTGGCATCAGTCGCGTTGACTGCGCACATTAGCCTCTCTGACTACCGTCACCAGCTCACGAATCACAGCGTTCGTTTCGGACTGCGTCTCATTCATGAGCTTCGACTGCTCACGGTAGGCACATATCCACTCCTGCCGTTCTGCCCTATGCTCCGTAATGAGAAAACGGCAAAACATAAAAAATGCCGCGATGACCAGGCCGGACAACCCGAATTGAGCCCATTGATCCATAACTTTATCGGCCGCTTCAACCAAACGAACTCCCTTTCTCAAGGCATAAAAAAACCCCGATCAACTGGATGGTCG